GTTTATGTATATCTTTTCTTCGTAGTTGCTCTCTTTTATGTTTACGGGTATATAAGTCGCTCCATACTCCATCATTACTACTGGACTTAATACTAATTCTTTTAAGCCTATCCATTCAGCATCGGTCAACCCATCGGAATTTATTTGAATCGTGTCCGTAAGTTTAGTAAAGTAGTTAGTTTTAGCTCTGAATGTTTTAGGATAATTTAAAGGCTGAAATTTCTTGAACATCTTTCTTTCTATGTCGGTGAAGTTGCGACTAACTTTAGTAAATGTATAAGCATCAAATCCTCCCAAATTATTTAACCAATGTAATCTAATAGGTGAATACTTTTGGCAGCTCGTATCAATCAAGAAGGTTCTGCTAAAATAAGTTGTTGCTCCGCTCCCAGCTGTGTTCTGTCCGTTAACCCGATAGTAGACTGCATTCGGATAATCAAAAGCCGCATCGTAAACCGATTTGTAATATCCACTTGCATTACCTGAGTTAGCGACATTGATAGAATTAATTGACCCAATCGGAGTGAATCCAGCATTTGACTCAATTAATAAATTTAGATTTTTATCTAATACCTGAACATTGATATTACCTACTATACCAGTACCATAGATTTCATCGTAATCAAAATAAGTTAAAAACCTTTCCTCACCATATCTGAGCTTTTCTTGAAAGGTAGTTTGATTCAAAGTTAAACCTGATTCAATTGGTGAGTTTACATTGTAATCAATGAATGCTGTTTTGCTCCAGTCTAAGAAATCAAAAATAGCATTTGTTGAATGTGCGTTATTACCACTTGCATAGAACCCAGTTAAGTTAGGGTAAATTACTGGTATACCTGAAGCATTGTTGCGTACCTCTCCGAACTCAACCCAGTAGTCAACCTTAGAGTTTATGCAATGATAGATACCAGATGCGTTATAACTTGCGAAGTCATAGCTAACATAGTTGCGTAGTACTTCACTCACATCTACATCTATCGTGTTAATGCCTGGCTGTTTTGGGTAAGTCAATCTTGCGACTGGGTTAGTCTGTCCGCTTACATTAATGTCCACCAAGAATTGAAAACCCGCAGCAGTTGCGTTAGTACTCTCCAATCCGAATACCATCTCATTGTATACATTCTGCCAATTGTTTGGCTGTGAATTTATAATCATTTTAAAATATTTTTTGTTATCGTAATTTCAATTGACCTACCTAACGCATCAGCTAATCCTTGTGCGAATGCTGCTACATTGCGTTCGCTTAGTGCATCGTTGATAAAATTAGTTGGTTTTATACCTTCTCGCTTAATACCTATTCCCATCGCGTAAGCCATCTGCGTCTTCTCATCAATTTGTTTTTTCTTTCTTTGGTCCTTCGTCAAATCTCTTGTTTGTGAATACCTACTCTCAATCGGAAAGCCTCTCTTTGTAATCCATTTTCTCAATGACTTATTAAAGGCTGGACTGACTGACTCTTTTTTGAATGAATAAGGTGAATTGAATTTGTTACGAGTACCACTTACACCCTCGTTTAAAAAGTCACCGTAATAGTTCATCTCAATAGACATTTCAAAACTATTCCCATTGGCACTCAAAGGTAAAGTGATTATTGACTGCACTAATTCCGAATCCGCATAGTAAGCATCTAACTCGGTTAGGTTAGATTTCATAGTATCGGTTAAGCCATTGACAAACCTAACTAAGGCCTCCTCAATAATAGAATCAAACTGAATAGGACCAGCTTCTGCGTCTGTTCCTAAATCGCCTAATAACTTAGTGTAGTCTGTTTCTGCCATTCTCTTTCTTTATCTGTTCCGTGTGTTCAATGTGGTAGCTTACTATATTAAAAAACTCCTTCAGTCCTAAATTAAAAAAGTAGTCCCACTTTGTTTTATCGTGGTTAGCTAAATTATCTATTGTTGCGACCCATCCCCATTTTGTATAAAAGTTCTGAGCCTGCTCAAAGTCTCCTCCTTCGTGCTTAGGAAATAAGTTAGGATATTGTCCGATAATTTGCTTGAGAGAGTGCAAAAAAAAAGCATAATCGGATAAGCATCCTTTACTTTCATTTGATTAAGTAGTAGTTCACTTATTTCTTCGTGTTCGTCTCCGTTGTACTTACTTGGCTTTCCAAATCTCCAGCTAATTGGTCTTATACACGAAGCTACTATCTTGTGAATATTCTCAATCGGATTAGTTTTTGAAAAGTGCGAAATGTCTATGAATTGACTTGCGCTAATTTGACTTAATCTGTAATCAACAAAAAACCATCTACCGCCTACCTTAACTCTTTTCTTGTAAGTTGTCTTAATCGGCTGACTTTCTAACTGCTCAAATTCGGAGTAGAGCGATATTATCTGCTCAGAGGTAAACCCATCAAAGAACTCAGCCTCTATCTTATAAATAATAGATAGCTTCTTTTTTTTTGCTTCAATCCCCAAGTCCTTCACTTGTTGCAGTTCTATGAAGTCCTTTAAAGTTAAATTATAGTAATTGCTTCTCATTTATATTATATAGTTTTTTAGGCTCGGATTGTAACATATTGGCCTCGTTTGTGTTCTTGCAATCTCATCAAGGCAAGATAGCGTGTAGCATCTATTAAGTGGTTGTTGAAGTCTACTGGTTCGTTAACTATCTTTCCTGCCTTATCAGTTTTCCATTTATAGGTGCGGAACTCCTTTTGCAGGTTGTTTCCGATTAAGTGCAGTCTATATCTCCGCAGAATATCAATTGAGTTAATAATGCTGTCCTTACCTTTCTGTGTTGGTTTGATATTGTAACCGAGTCTGTAAACCTCCTCTATACTTTTAGGTTCAGCTGAGTCTGCAAAGATTTCTTTTCTGCCTATCTCTAAACTCTTCAATCTTTCTGCGATGTCTTGGTTAGTTAGTCCTCTATCGTACAGCTCCTCTCTTATGTATAACTCTTGCTCATACTTCCAAACTGAAACAAGTGCAGTAGGGTCAGCTGAGAATCCCCAGTCTAAACCATAACCGATAAAGTTAGCTTCGTTTGGTACTACATACTGATTGGTCCAATTGTTAAAGACTAATCCCATCAATTGTCCTCGTTCACCTAAACCGAATATCTTCCAATATTCTGGGTCGGCTTGTTCTAAACTTTCTATCTCTCGCTTTAATGCGTCAGGTAGATGTGGGTTATCCTTATAGGTCGTTATAATCAATCCGCAATCATCACGGGTCAGTACCTGATCATAAATCCAATGCTCAAAGTCTGAAGGGTTATAGTCAATAATAACCTTACCAGTCGTTCTAAGTAGTAACTGCCTCCAGTCCTCTAAGTCTATCTCGTTGGCTTCATTTACAAAAAGTATATCTCTTTTCCTTCCTCGTATCTTCTGAGCATCGTCTACCGAAAAGAACTCAATCAAGTTCTTGTTTAGGATGTAAGTGTTCTCCGACTTGTTATGGTCAGTCTCATTGTACAGATTGATTGAAGTAAGTATCTCAATAAAATCTCGCATAGCTGAAGACTTCAAAGCTGGTAGTGTTTTACGCACAATAGAGATGGTCATTCCCTCGTGTTTGAGGCATAACCGAATAAGCCATTGTAGAGCTGAATAAGTCTTACCTGACCTTGTTCCTCCTTGCAAGGCGATAATGCGTTTGGTACTTACTGACTTCTCTAAAAAGACAAAGTTAGGATTGAACATTACTCAATAGGCTTGGTCAACCATTCAGGTAGTTTGTTTACATTTATGTTCTGCTCAGTTTGAACTTTCTCCGTTAACCCATTCAATCGCTGAGTTATGCTCGGATTATAGACTCCAGCCATACCTCCTTGTATTTGGTCTTCACGAACGATTTGCCTTATACGCGTACAGATGGTGGTAAAGTCTCCGTATCGCTCACCTTTGTTTGAGAAGTAATCACCTAAGTCATTTATTATACCTTCCTTAAAACAATAGACTTCAAACCCATCTATTGTCAACGCTCGTTCTCTTTTCTCATATACTGACTTTCCATCTTTTCCTACAAATGTATGTTTGAGAATTGGATTGGACTTCGTCTCCTCTCTGTACTTTTCAAAAAGCTCTAATAACATTTCAGGACTTTCTATTGCTCTTGGTCTACCTCTTTGTGACATAATTAAACATCTCCTTTCTTAATTGATTTATATTTAATATATTATAATTGGCGAATATTTCTTCATATAAGGCTGCGCCTAAGTCTTCTCTTAACTCCTTTGAGTCAATCATTCTTTTGATATTTTTAAACCAATCTTTTTTTGATGAGACTAAAGAGTTCTCTCCGTGTTTGGCGATATTAGTATACGGATATTGATTAGAGACAATTACTGGTAGCTTCTTAGCACCCATCTCCATCATCTTTAATTCAGACTTGCATCGGTTAAATTCAGTATCCTTCAAAGGTATCAATCCGACATCCATTAAGTCATAAGCACTTGCGTAGGTATAGACATCCATTCCGTTTATACGGCAGTACTGGTCCTCTGCAATTTTAAATCCTGAAGTAAAAATCTTCTCGTATTCCTTCCATATCATATCGCCTTCCACAAATCCACTAAGTACTACTCTGTATTTTCCTTTCGTATCAGGATTAGAGTTAAGCTGCATAAAAGTATCAGTTAGCATCATTACATCGTGAAAATGCGTTACTGAACCACTCCATCCTATGTGTACTTTTTCAGTTTTTAAGTCCTTAACTTTTTGGTCCGTTTTGAATTGTGGCTGATTAAAGTCTATTGCGTTAGGTATAACGAAGACATTCTTGTTGTATTGCCTTGCCTTAGCTGCTAAGTACTCAGTAGGTACGGAAACAGCATCAGCCATTTTAAGATTGTAGACTATTTGGGCTGCTGTTTTATTCTTTACCCAGTCGTTCTTCATTATGTGGTCATGAGGTAGCATCCAGTCATCGTCTCGGTCTATTATTACGGGAATGCCTAAACGTTTAAGTTGTGTCCAAACTACCTCTTGAAAACCTAACTTACTTACTACTGAACTCGTGTAGATTAAATCAAACTCTTGAAAGAAAGCATCGGGCTGCTGGTCTATTGACTTTACGGCTGTAATTTGGTGGTCGCCCCCCATATTCTCAAAAGGGATTATTAAACGGTGGTATTCTACCCCTGTAACTGGGTCGGGTATGATTATAAGTATCTTCATAGTATTGAAAGTATTTCGGATTGTTTGGTTTGTTCGTATAGTTCTATTCTATGTTTAAGCTGGTTTTCTCTTATTTCGTCTAAGTTGTACTCTTCTCCTGCTACTGCCATATTATAGCTTGGAATTAAAATATCTTGGTAGCCGAAATCATAAGTGCCTCTATCCATTATAATAGGTACTCCGTAACTGATAGCTTTTACTACCGCATTGCATAAGTAGCCGCATCTTTTAATATGTACTAAGGCTTTCATTCCTTCCTCAAATAGCTCAGAGTCGTTTCTTTCTCCTAATTCGTTTTCTTGCCCATAAACCATAGCTCCTAAACTTAATGCCTGATAATAGCCTTGTTCGTCTCTTTGTTTGTAGAAGTGAATAATTGAAACAAGTTTATCATTTATTGGTGCAGGTTCGTAAAGTTTTACAAGTGGGGGTAAAATAACGCCATCGCCTAACCAGTGTATTTTATGTTCAAAGTTTTTAAGTATCGCCCTTGTATATCCTGCATAAAAATATGAGTTAATGTGCATCGGGTGTACGCAAAAAATAATAATGCAGTCTTTTCTCCTATCGTGTGGGATTTCTCCTGCAAATGGTCCATCGTGTACAAATAGCAAATCAAAATCAGTCGGAGGTCTATCTCCTATAAATCTTTCGCAGTCTAACCCTGCTAAATTTAGAAAGTGTTTAACTCTTTCGTATTCGTCAGGGTGTTTATCCCAGTAAACTATTTTCATAATAATTGATTAAGTGCGTGTTTAAATCCGTTTTGGTTGAATACATCGTAGAACTCCCCACCTACTGGAATAACATTTGGGCAGCCAAAATACATCTCAAGTATTCGTTCCGTTTGTAGTTGTTCAGCTATCGCAAAACACATTGATTGATTGCCTATAAATACTTTACTATCTGAAATATAAACAGCTAATTCTAAAAAGTCCTTAACTTTTAAATATTCAAGGCTTGGGATGGTTATTTTGATAAGTTGGTATTCGTCTATGGTACCTGCAAATAGTTTTAAGTTAGAGTAATCGTTTAGTATTGAATAGTCAATACCTCCGTTTTGGTAGCGATTAGTTCTATTTATTAGAATATAATCCCCTTTTTTACTTCCTACATTAAAGATAGGTTCGTTAACATCAAAGGTCATCTCAGGAAAGGCGTAATAGTACCATCTTTTTATATCTCCAGCCCCTACATTTAAACCAATCTGTCTAAACTTATCTAAATCGTAGTCTATTTTCTGACCTGAATACACCATTACGTCCGCTATAAAGTCGCAGGAAAGTAGTAACGGCTTCAAGTTTTTATACATATACTCGTTTAGCATAACGTTTCCGAGTGGATGGTTAGGCATAAGACCAATTGATCGTTGGTCTAAATGCAGGAATAAAACGGCCTGAGTATCGTTTGTCTCACATACTTGCTTAATTGCGTTAAGTGAGTAAATTATATCCCCTGAGTTCCCCGAATGTTTAAACTTTAGCATTCTTTCTCCTTTTCTTTTCAGGTGTGAAATTGTCAAATTGCCTAAATACTCGTGTTATTAATTCCTGAACGCAAGATTGACAGCCCATATTACGAGGAGGTGCGCCAAACATTAAGGACCAAGCTTCCTGCACTATTGTATAGTCTTGATTAGTGAAAGTAGAGTGATGTTCGTTTTTAAAGGTTTCCCACTTAGGCTTTAACGGAAGTAGTAGTTCATAGATTGTTTGATTCATTGCACGATAATTTTAAAAATGATAGAAGATATAACCGCAGATAAACAAGCGTAACCAAAGGCGTATAAATTAGGCTCTATGGCTAAAAAAGTTATTAACCCAATCCAAAACGAAAGACAGTACCCACAGCTCAAAGGTTTTTTAGGGAATGAGTTAAAAGTCTTCCTCCAGAACTCTATTATCGTCTGACTCAGTACATAACCAGTTGACCCGATAAGTAAGCAAAGTATTATATTCTCCATTGTGTTTCTCTTTTAGTTTTTTTATAGTTTGTAGTATTGAATGTCTTACGGCTCCGTACTTGATTCCGACTAAATTACTAATTTTACGAAAATCACGAAATTGAACATAAAGTTTAAATAGTTCTCTCTCATATTCTTCAAAGCTCTCTATATCGTTTTCTATATGCTGAATAAATCTCTCAAATAATTCCTCATAATTGTCATTTTCAATTTCAATGTCAGCTTGTATTTTCTTAAAATCATCTGTTGATTGGTTAAAGTGTCTGTATTTTTTAGCAAATGGTGAGGTATAAGAGATATAAGAGTTGGTAACTATCTTGTAAAAAAGGAAGCTAAGGTAGTTCTTATTGTGTGCGTCAATTATTTTCTGTTCGTCTAATTCGTAAAGGGTTAAAATACATTCGTGTAATAAATCAGTCGTGTAGTATTCGTGGGAATTCTTAACACAAATTCTCATCGGTACGTCTGAATTATAGAACTGAAGTAGTATTTGCTCTTTATTCATTATAAATTCCGATTTCTTTATTGCCTAAGTGCCTAAGAAAGATTCTTTGACTTGGTAAGAATATCTCAGTTTCTTTATAGTCATTTATCCTAACTAAAAAGTCCTTAGCTTTTAGTATGGCCTCTTTAATACCTTCCTTATCCAGTTTCAGCTCTCTGTATTCCTCAGGTAGCTTTGTTACTATTTTAATCCAATCTTCGCCAAAATCTCTTATTAATCCCTGAGTGAACCCTATCGGGTTGCCTGACTTGTAAAGGTTATCAGCTACTGATTGCGAGTATATGTTGTGTAAGTTGAATCTAAGATGAGGATAAGCTCCTACTGAGTAATAATGCCCAGCTTGGTCGTTTGATTTGTACTTCCTTCCTGAACTTATACAGTTGTGTCCTTCGTCTATTGTGCGGACTATCTTGTTTATAATTATCTGAAGGTCCTTCCTATAATTAGAGATTGTCTTAGCCGACTCTTTTAATTCTTTTCGTATCTTAACCTTCTCTTTTTTCTCTGACTTGGCTTTTAACTGATTGTTTAATTCAATCGCACAAGCTGGTGAGCAAACTTGTTGAAGTAATTTTGCTGGTTCAAAAGAGACTTTACAAAATTTGCACTTTTTGGGCTTCATAGTTAAAAGGGAAAGTCAGATTTTGAGTTTTTGTAAGGTTCTGTTGGAGCTGTCTTTTTTAGGTTCTTTGCTGTGCCTATGAATTGTCTTGGCTGCTTGGCTTCTCGCTCTTCTTTTGACTGATTCACATAGGCTGTTAAGTCATTGCCGTAGTTGTCAGGTTCTTTTCTTTCAGTTACGCAGATTGAAAGGTACTGCTTTCCGTTTTTTGAAGTAAAGATTTTGTCTTTAGGGATGTCGCTTAGACATAAATTGATATTAATTAGCATAAGTGGTTAATTGTTATACAAATTTAATTTATTGATTCTGTTTGCTTGTTGCAGTTGTAAACTTGTTTTGCACATTTATAACTCAAGCACATTAATCTTAGTTAATAAATCAAAATTCATTTGTTCAAGTTCTGCAATTCTTTCTTTCGCCTCATCTAATTTAGCAAGTGCGTACATCTCGGCAGTTAGCATCTGAGTAATAGTATCGTGAACTTTATAAAGAATTTTTAGTTTTTCAATCTTAGCGTTCCTAATATTTTCGTTTGGGATTTCGCTTATCTTGTTTTCTGAGTCGTTCAAAAAGTTTTCTAAGTCTATTACAGCCTGAATCCTTTGAGGTCTTCTCCCTATTCGTCTCTCTATATCTGCCATTGCGTAGTTTGTAAATTCAAAATTAATTTGTCTTTCTTGTTGAGCTTTCCAGTACTCGTAGCGTTCTAAGTTCATAGTTTTAAGTAGTTTAATATGTGGCAAATTACATCAATTGTCCATCCGTTACCAAGCATCTTATACCTTTGGCTATCGCTTACGCAACTGGTGTAGTTGTCTTCAACGGTTTGTAGGCGTTCGCATTCAATAGGTGTTAATCTGCGGATTCGTGAGTTAATCATTGCAAGTGCATTACCACTTAATCCATTTTCTGAACCTAAACAAAGAGTCGGACTTTTACCATTTTCTCTTGGCCTAAATCCTTCATCAAATCTAAAATCCATTGGGACTATCTCAACCTCATTACTGATACTTGGTTGCATATTGTGAACTATTACTGAATTATCAGTAGGATCTAAAGATGCGTTTGCTCTTAAACACGATGCTTTTTTATCTCCAATTGTAGGATTAAAAATAAACCCAGTTCCTTTTTCAATGTGCCTTTCTTTATGCCTTTCAAATCCTTGTATCATTTTCTCACTCAAAAAATACTTTTCATCTACTTGACTTTCTAAAATATCTTTCAGTAAAATTCCTTTATCCTTTGGCTGCTCAATAATAGATTCTAAATCCCCGAACAATCCAGCAGGTTTTAATCCTATGTTTGTCCAATAGATTCTCTTGCGATTCTGAGCTGAGACCAAAGCCGAGTTAATGTGAATGCCTTTTACTCCTATTGCTCTGCTTAAAACTAATTCCCACTTTTCGCCCATCTCAACATTTTCAAGTATAAAATAAACATTTGGGTTTTTAATTCTAAGCTCGTTTAATAGTCTCATATACTCCCAAAACAAATAAGACTGTCCCTCAAATTCAAAGCCTTCAGATTTTAGCTCTAAATAGTGTTCAAGTGTTAGTATCTGTTGCTCATCTTTGGTAGACATTCCTTTTCTTTTACCTGCAAAACTAAATGACTGACAAGGTGAGCCACCCAGTAGTAAGTCTATTTTAGGTAATGAATAACCATCTACATTAATAACTGACCCTAACTGAATCGTGTTTGGGTAATTGTGTTGAGTTACTTTAATCGCGTGTTTGTCAATTTCACTCGCAAAGTAGTTCGTGACTTCAAAGCCACATCGGTTGAGTGCTTGTTGACCGCAGCTCATTCCGTCAAATAAAGATAAAATATTCATATTAAAATGGTGTATTTATTTGTAGTCCGTTGAATGGTGTATCTAAGTATAATCGTTCTCCGTGATTCTCGTAATAGGCATTTTTGAACACATCAAAGGTAAGTCTTGCCGTTCCTTTCTCTCCTTCTGCTCTCTTCTTTATTTTCCTGACTATTATCTGAGCCTCACTTGACTGCCTCCAGCCTTCTCCGTGTTCTTCATAGTCTCGGTGAACGCAAATTAAGTTTAAAGCTTTTGCATACCAAACACTACCGCCTTCAATCTCGTCAGGTCTTGGAGCTGGAGGGTACTTATCGCCTCCTCTCATATCAGGATTCCTTGCGTGAGCTACTATGAAATTATGAGTATTGTTTTTTCTTGCGTGTCTGTTGACTCTCGGCAGTTGTTGTTTAAGGTATTCGCTTATCGTATTGGTGTACTTGTGTTCTATATCGTTCCAATTGTCTACTGAGCTTGAGAAAATTCCGTAGTCTTTTATAGCCTCATCTGTAAGCTCCAGCCACTCATCAAAATCAAGTCCTTTCTCATCTACATCAATTACTTTAAAATAGTCAGTTACGAATGGCATTACGCTATAAAGCTCCTTTTCTGTTATTTGGTAGTTAATACTTCGTTTGTCAAAAGTTTTACCAGTCAAGCAGTGAATTATCTCTGCGTATATTTCGTAAGCAGAACCAGTTTCAGGTGTATAGATTAAACACTTTTTATTGTGCCGAGTTGCAAGTGCGCATAGTGATTGAATTAAGAACTGAGATTTACCACTTGTCGGATGTCCGTAAATAATTGTTGACCTACCTTCTTTGATTGAATAGAGCTTATCCAAAGTAGGAAAGCCTATTTTTAACCCAGCATTCTGTCCAAATTTATGGAGATGAAATATTTGTTCTTGTAGCTCGTTAGCTTGTATTATCTTTCCCATAATTACCAAATTACTTTAGATGGGTCAAAAGGTTTAGGCGCATTTTTTAGTACTGGTTTATCAATTCTTAGTATCCATCCAGCGACTGCGTGTTCTACTGACTTCATTTCATTTTTGCCTACCATCCAAAAATTAGATGAATAGTAGTTAAAGAATTTCTCAGCCTCTTTTAAAATAAATTCTCTATTCCATTCAGATTCTTTTTTAGAAATAAAAATAGATTGGATATTCTCTATACTCTTATCTATTACATTTACATTAACATTAACATTAACAGCTTCGTTTGCTTCAGTTTGCTTCGTTATTGAAGCATTTGCTTCGTTTTGCTTCATTTTGCTTCGTCTTGCTTCACCACTTTTGATACCTCCTAATCTCCCTGAGTTAGAACGATTTGGCTTAATCTCGTTATTCCACTTTTCTAAATCTCTTTTAAGTTGTTGTTTAATTGGTTCAAATGTTAGCTCAATAATTAAATCATTTGCTACTGGGTTTTGGTCATTAACATAACGCAAAATGTGTTTAAATAATTCACCAGCTTTTTCATTTGGCATCTTTTCCATTGTGTGTATCAAATCAGCATACAGCACAAAACTCTTTTTACCTTCTGCCATAATTAATCCTCCAAAAATGAAATTTGTTTTCTAATTTCTCTTGAAAGTTTAATTGCAGTTGACTTGTCTAAGCAAACATACCTTAGTTGTGAATCGTCATCTTCAAATTGATTGATTGTAATGTTTAAGGTATTGTTAGGACCAGCATAAACATTTAAAACAGATTCATTTTTTTCGCTAATAAATCTAATTTGTATAGCCATAAATTTTGTAATCAGATACGCTCCGATTAAGCGTTAAATAAAAAGCCGACCAACTAAAGATTCGCAAGGGTAAGGACCACCCAATCTTTAATCAATCGGCAATAATTTCTTTTTTAATGTCCTTTTTTGGCTGCGAAACCGATACAATTATAAGTTGTTATATAAGTAACAAAAACAGAAGTTTTGCACATTATAACGGACTTTATAACTGATAGAACTTAGCTAATTCTCTACTTGCCTTATTCGGTTTAAGCTTATAGCTCATAAACTTACCAGCCGTTCCGAACTTGGTTTTAAAGTGTTTTACTTCGCCTGAAATGTTGCAGCCATTCTCTCTGAATTCGTGTACTCGTGTGGCTAATTTCATTGAACCAGTAGCTTTAAAAGCTTTGATTAAGTCAATCTCCTGACCGCTTAATAATAGGCTGAAAATTGCAGCCTTTTGTGATTTGATTTTTTTCATAATTTTTCTATTTCTTGTTTAACTTGATTCCAGTATTCACATCGTTTTGCGTCTTGCGGATAGTGTTCTTTAATAATCTCATCTACTGCGATTAAAGCACATTGTTTGGCATTATTTACATTATCCATCCATCCATTTAATTCATCCCAATCTTTTGTAAATGGAATAAATTTATCAATTAACTCGTTTGCTTTGTTTTCTGCTGTCATTTTATAAGGTGTTGATATTGGTTAAAAAGATTCATAAAGTATTTATTTTTAACTTCAAGTTGTCCTTGCACATACTCTCTGCTGTGAATGATGGTTGAATGGTCCTTACCACCAAATACAAATCCGATTTCTTTAAGGCTACCTGACTGGTTAGTATAGGCTATGTATCTACCGATGTGCTTTATCTCAATTAGTTCTCGTTTGCGACTCTTACCAGTTATGTCATTATAACTATAACCACTAATTGTGCAAAGCTCGTAGATTAGATTCTCAATAGCATTCATATTGTCCTTGTCTTTTGAGTCTTGGATATATGCTGCCCATTCTGCAAGAGTATTGAACTCGTATTTTTTTGCTAAGTGTTTTAAAAAAGGGTTGTCAAATTTCATTTTAGTTTTTTATAAAAGTGCCGTTAATAGTTTTTCCTTTTCTGTCATTAATTTCAAGCCAAGCTACTTCCAGGCATTGCACTAAATCCAATCCGTTGAAAAAACAAGCATCGTTTAGAAAGTTCATTGCTGAAGGATTAACGAAATAAGGTCCTACTCGCCTAACTACATTGTGTAAATTGATAAATCCGATTGGTTTATAGGTGTCGCTCAGTTCTTGGCTGTTTCCTATCTGCTCTCCAAGTATTATCATAGTAACTGCAATATCCCCAAATCCGTCAATTACTCCAGCAGAATCGTCTTTTAACAAAGCCTTAGCTGTTTCGCCTACTTCTTCTAAGAATTTAAGGTATTGATTAGTAGAGTTCTCTCTTTTGATTAACTCTCGTTCGTTAGCCCAGTCAATGATCAGGCTTTTTAGTTCGTTATAGTTCATTTGTTAAATGTTTTATTATAATAATCTATTGAATCTTGATACATAACATCATTCTTATGTATACCATCTGCATAACCTTCTCCATAAGCATCATCTACCTCCTCCTTGTGCATTTCTTTGGCTTCTTTTAAAATAGCATACCAATTTAATTTATCCTTTGGAGTATCCCATAACTTTTGGAATAACCACTCTACACTACTTATCATTTTGTTGGCTTCACCGATATGATTTTTTTTATTGCTCATTGTTTGGGTTGATTAGTGATTTCATAATTCGGATTCCTTCCTGAATGCCTTGCTGTTTAGCTAACTCTAATTCAAGTTGTCTAAGTCTTTCAGCTCCAGCTACTATCTCAGGCGTAGCTTGTTGGCTTATAGTTAAAGCCTCTAATAAAAATTGGATTGATGTCATTTTATTTAAAGTGTGTTTTTAGTTTTTCAAAAAATAAGTTTCTCATTAATATTACTTTCTCGCCTCGTTCCAATAGTTGTTCGTTCCAGCCTTCCTCTCTTGTTACTACATTACGAATCATTCGCTTATCATAATCAACTGGATAAACTAAACCGTTATCAGCCATTCGTGAGGTTTCAAGTAAGTAGGCGCAAATATGCCATTCAGGTTTATCGTATAGCCACATATACATTTGACATTGGTGGTACTGTTGTTCGTCTACTCCGTAATAAAAATAGTCTAACCATTTTTCCATTGAAGTAGGGCATTTAAAATCAATCCCCCAATCAGGTGCGATGCAATCAGCTGAACCTCCGTAATTGTCAAACTTTTGAAAGTCGGGTTTGTATTCGGCTTCTCTGCAAAAGTGTTGCTGGTAGTACTCAAAAGCTGTACTTTCTGCGAGGTGACCGTGTTCAGTTTGCCAGTTGCCTTTTTCATCGTAGTATTTAAAGTACATTTGATTAGCTAATTCTTTTGCGTAGGTTTCTTGACCTTTCTCGGCTGACCGTTTAGGGAATAATACTGAACACCTTGACCCAGTAATTAATCCAAATCTTCTCTCGTCAAACATAATTAAGCCTTTTGATTTTTAACTCGTAAAGCGTCAACAGTCTCACCGAATGCTCTTACTTTTGCGCTGTAAATAATGATTGACTTTCCTACCCAATGCTCAATAAAAGGAGTATCTAATACCTTAGTAATGATTTTAGCGTTGGTCTTGTTGATGATCATTCCTTTTTGCCCTCCTTTGAAGTAACAAACGATACATTCCTGAGTACCTTCAGCAGTTTTTACTTGTTCTTTTTGGACTTTCTCAATAGTGAGCTTGAGTTCTTGGTTAGGTTGCAGGATTTCAGCTCCGATATAGTTCGGATTTGTTAATCGTCTCCAGTGCGTTAATTCATTAGTTGCCATTGTGTTTAATTTTTGTTTTAAATTGTGGTTTTATAAAAGTGATTGATAACAAATAATAATCATAGTCAACTATATCTGAATAATTATTTGATTTTTTAAAATTTTCTTCTTTACTAAGTATTTGTAAATTTTTATAATGTGAAACAATATTAATTGGTGCATCAACTATGAACCAAGATACTGGTATTTTATGATCTAAATGCTCATTAGAATTAGGATATTTACCTAAATAATTTAATAATGTATTTTGATTATAACCTAATATGTTAAATGTTGAATCCTTTTTATTATTAACTAATCTATGTACAATTTTTCTCATATTTTTAATTAGTTTATAATTTAAATCATTCGCATATCTATTCTTTTCATACACATTTTTTTTAAAATTAATTTTATCCTTGTTAAGTAAATTATACTGTCTATTATATTTTTTCTTTTCTTCAGAATTATATCTTATTTTTTGTTTAATTAAAATATCATCTCGTTTTAATAAGTATCTTTCTTTTTGATATAATATTTTTTTATCTTTAATTCTGTTATAAATTGTTGAATAATATTCTGAACAACAAACTTTACATCTATAATTTAAACCATCAGAAGCTCTTGATAATTTACTATATTCTGAATAGTCTTTTTCAATTTTGCATTTAGCACATATTTTTTTCATATTCAAATATAATAATTTTTCCAATTACTTTTTCCAATGTGTATAATTATTCCAATGGGTTAAATTAGTTTCTGTTTGCATAAAATTTTAAATTAGTGAATTTGTTAATTTCTGATTGAATACTGTCTAATAAGTCATTCTTTTGCTGCCAGTCTTGATGAGCCTGACCGAGTGCGATATAGTCATCATCTGTGGCTTTCTTTGAATTGAGTTTTTTACGAATTGCGTTGTATGTTTTCCAAGCTAAAACTAAATCATTGGAGGCTGCTTGGTATCTGTATCGCATTTCAAGCTTTTCAGGGTACTTAGATTTAAGTTCGGTCATAACTAAAATGGGTTAAGTAGTTTATTCTTTCTGTTACTTGCTGCATTAATAGGTCAGCTTGTTTCTTTTTTTGGATGTTCTTATCATCCATTGCCAATTGTCTCAACTTTGAAAGTCGGAAATAACGATTAATTAGTATCTGATTCATTTCTAAAAGGGTTTGCTGCATTGTAAATTAAAAATCTTAGTTCATTATCTCTGCCTTTTTGCTCTTGCTGGTTCTGCATCTCTAATAGCTTTAACTCGGCTGCGAAATTCCAAAGTCCTAAATCTTCTGCAATTTCTAAACATTTAGGAAAGTCTTTCTCCCCCATTGAGTACCATTCCATTATGGTATCTTCTGCGAATTGTTCAAGTGTCATATTAATTGGTTTTTAAAAATTGGTTTAGTGCATCGCTTACTAACTGGTCTTTGGTGTATAAACCTTCGTAGGCTGTGCGAGATTGGTTTACTTTGTCTTGGTGGATTGATATTCTGCGTATCAGCTCCTCCGATAATCTAAAGCTTTGTAGCTTCTTTTTTTCTTGTATCATAGATATTGTAAATAGTTAGTGAAATAGTTAATAAAGATCCAAACAAAATAGTAGTAAAGTATTTGTAAGGAATGTAAGCCGTTAAGTAAACAGCTAAAATAGATAAGGCAATTGGAAGTAGTTTCATAATATTTAAAGTTTAATTGTGCGTTGGTGAGTCGCACCCCTCAGTTGGTTATTTTTTTTCAATTAATTTTGCAAGCTCATTTCCGAATTGGATTAACTCATTGTAATTCCATCCACTTTCTTTAATTTCTTTTTCGTCATTGCCCATTAATTCAATAAATAAATCAGAGTTAAAAATGTCTTCAATTGTTTTGATTTCGGTTTTCATATAAGTAGTTATTTGCGTTTATTGTAATACAAATATACAACCATTGTAAACAAATGCAAGCACCTGCAAACAAAATAGACAAAATAATTCCTTACTCATTGCTAAGTTGCTGAAAATCAATACAATTATTTTTTAAAAAATTAGGATTAATCCCAAAATTATTGCCGTAGTAGTGGCAATTAGAGATAGTTTTTTGTGGCGGTCCACTTTGATTCGTAGTTCTTGGTTAGTTCTTATTAGCTTTTTGTTGTCAAGATGGTAGGTTTCGGCAATAAAGTTAATATGCTGAACCTTCTTTTCAAGGCTTTCAATTATTCTTTGCTGGGTTTCGCTGATTAAGTGCGTTGAGTTAGATTGCTCCATTATAACTAATATTTTTCGGAGTTCCGATGCTGTCAAATTGGTTGAGTTTTGACTTGATGCTGTCAATGAGAACGCTATCAGGCAGCAAATAAATAATCCTAATCTTTTCATTTGTTTTGATTTTTGTTTTATATATAATAGAATCATAACGCTTAATAATAGTATCAATTCGCAGTATCTCTTTTTGAGCATTTAGAATCGCTGTGCTGCTTTCTTTCTCTTCGTGGGGACATCTTATCCCTATGAAAAGAATTAGCGCAAATAGGACAATAAATAATAAGCTACTTCCTTTTTCCATTTTTAAGATAGTTACCAGTTTTTTGTTTATCGTTCCATTCCTTTTCAACTTCTGCTACTATTTTTTTTCTTTGAATTTCGTGTTCGGCAATTGCTTTAATTTGCTCAGGTGTGGCTTTGTATTTGAGTAGGCTTTTCATAGTAATGTGCTGAGTAAGTAACTTACCCAAATAATACACAAAATTAATATAATTATATCTTCTTTTTTTTGCTCGTTCATTTTATTACTAAAATTTGTTTGCGGTTTTTAGTTGAATAAGATATGTGAACCCAGCTAAAATCGTACTCGTTTATAAGTTGGTCAAATTCCAAAGTCTTAGCTAACTCAAATAGCTTTTTATTTTCTACTTTATTGCCTCCAGTTATGTCTATTGCTTGACCTTTTGCGTGTTGACTTGTTGCTGACCCACCTACTAATTTATTTAATTTAGCAGAGCGAAAGAATGAATTAATTTTAATGGGTTTGCCGTACATCTTTCTGAGCGGTTCAAAGATATTATCAGCTAACTCTTTCATATTGTGTAGCTGTTGCTCGTTTGGTGTATTGTCTATACCGTTTCTGATAGCTGTCGGAGATAGTACCGCCTCATCGTAGCTAATATGTTCGCTAATCTTCATAGTTCTCGTAGTAAATTTCTGATAAAAAGCCTTCCACCAATATCAAAGCCATTCGCCTTATGTTATCTATTCGTTCCTTATCTTCTCTACTTATCATTGAGTAGTCGTAATAGTCACAAGTCGCAAGTGCGTAGTTACAAATTGAGATAATCTCGCCTCTCGTTTCTCCAGCCTCTATTAAATACTCCTCTAAATTCTCTGTTTGGTTAGTAGATTGTTCCATTGATTACCTCCTTTTGTGTAACTATCCCGTTTTCTACTATACAAAAGCCGTGAACCCAATTATTGATGGGCATATAGGCTGGAGTTAAATCGCACAAACAGCCATTTGAATAAGTGTAATAGTGAGGTCTTCCGAGTATCATTCCAGCATCTTTACTCTGTCTATGAAAGTGACCGATAATTAAAGGACGATTGACCGATAAACGAGCTGCTCTTGCTGGGTTAATACCTCCGCTTTTCATAGGTAACTCGTGTCCGTGTAAAACTGCAATGTCCCACATATAGCACCATTGAAGCGAATCCAATTGAACTATCTCTAATTCACGCAAACCAAGTAGTTCGCTCAACATAATGTTCTCTATATCCAACAACTCAGGAGCTTTGAGGCGAATCCATTTATCAAATCGCAAATCGTGATTTCCGTATTTGTAAATTATCAAGGCTTTGGGGAACATTTCTCTAAGTCCTTTTAGAAATACCTTAGCGCAGTCTAATTCGTACTTAACAGAATGCTTAGTTGTACTTGTCTCGTGTTTCGATATTAGGGCGAAATCCAAAAGGTCTCCGTTTATGTAGATAGTATCTACCTTCTCTTTCAATCCGTATTCTAAGGCAGCAAATAAAGCCTTATCATCGTGATATGGAAGGTGAATATCTGATATGATTAATACCTTCTTGCGGTCCTTAGGTAAGTAGTAAGGTTCAGTCTTTTCTGATTCTCCTTTTGGTAGTTCGTTCTTTAACTTTTCTAAAAAATCAATATAAGGTTTTGCAGATTTTTTGTCTTTTATACCTTTGTTCCCTCTGTAATATCTTACCCTGTCACGGACTTGTTCAACATCCTTAAATTTTTCAGGATGTTCTTTGTATATTTTTTTAGCTAAGGTTAGGTTAGCTGTGTTTGGATAGTTTTTTAAGTATTCAAAAATTATAGGGTTTGGTTTCATATATATAGGGTAATAAATAACAAGCTCATAATCGTAGTAACTACTGGAAAAGCTAAGGTCTTAACTAACAAAAAAGCTACTATGTTATATTGCATGAATTTTGCCAAGTGCCAAGCATCCCAAAACATCGGGAAGTACTTAAAAAAAATTGGCTTAACCATTTCGGATTGATGCCTTGAAAAGAACTTACCTAACTTGTAGTAGGCATCGTGGTGAGCTATTGAATCTCTAATTGCATCTAACCAAACATATAGTAATAGTAGAATCATTCACTTTTTTTGTTAATCAATTTTCTCAAAGCTCCTTTGACATCGTCAGGAATAATAAGTAAGCACAAGCCAATGATTCCAAGACCAGCAGAGTAGTAAATATCAATCTCGGCAAAGGTCTCATAAACCAAAGGCAATCCAATTAAAACAAGCGAATAAAAAAAACAAATCAATCCGCATATAGTTGTAACTGGGTTATCTAATAAGTTAATATTTTGCTTTATTTTTTTAACCATTTCTTGAGCATTTGGGTTAATTGCCAAAGTGAAATGATAACTGATAAAGTAAACGATAAAAATTGCACCACTGGTAGCCAATGTGCCAAAGTTCCTACTATTGCGAAAGTCCAGCTAACTATATTTAATTCTATTATTTTAGTATTCATTATAATGCGTTAACAGATGTTATATAATTTTGAATTAAAGTATTGAATGTTGCTGATTCTGCTGCTAAATTTCCACCAATAAAAGCTACTCTAATTTGTGAACTGCCGTAACTTGTACCATTCCAAAAAATAAAGAAGTTACTTGTATCTGTTGTAGCCCAAGGCTGTAATGATGCACTCGTTCCAGTAGATGAACCATTCAAATAAGCTGTTATTGCTGCCGATGTTCTGTTAATATGTACGAATGAATTTGCAGTAGCTGTTAATGTTATTACAGATGAAGTTACTGAACTTGAACTTCCGCTTCTAATCCTACTACCACCAGCTCCAGTAGATATAGCAGCTGTACTTGCTTGAACGGTACCATAGTAAACTCCTATTGAACCATTTGGATTAGCAAAATTTGTACCTGAAAAATGAGGATAGTTTAAATTTATTCCAGCAGTACCATTTCCAGTAAATCCGTTTTTTGCACTAATAGGAGGGAGTCCTGAACCTTGTGCAGTTCCATAGTTAGCTGTTGGAGTTTTCCAATTTATTCTCGCAAAAGCTCCAGTACTATCAGTACTAATATTATTTGCGAACATATAGAACGCATCTAACTTAGCCCAAATACCAGCAGTCTTTAAATCCTCAATTAATTTATTTTGAATTGTTTGTTCGGCTGAACTTGGTCTTGTGAATCCACTACCAGCAGTTAAAATAGCCTGATACTCGGCAGAAAAACCGCCAAAGCTGCTACCATTACCGCCAACCAACGTTCCTAAACCTAAGCTAATCATTAACCAATAATGTTAAAGCCGTAACCAATAACAGAACCTGAACTTGGAGTTATGTTTGCAATTGGATCTCCGTTAAAAGCAGGAATAAGCATTCCTTGTTTTAAGGTTTTACCGCTCAATCCGTATTGAGTTAAAAGGTTTTGCCCGTTCACAGTTGACAAAGTTGTCAAAACGCAATCAGCATTTACAACTATAACGTAAAAAGTATTCCCAGTTGAGGCTGCATCGATGAATTTACACCCATTACCGCCTAACATTCTTTGCTCTAATATCATAATATTATATATTTTTTTCTTTTAAAATTTTAATTTGTTGGAATAACACAAGAATCGTAAGGGTTAGCTATGTTTAAAGTAAAATTACAAACCCATCCAGCCACTTCGTCTCCATAGCTATCCTTAATCGGAGTGCAGGTTATGTTCTCTTGCATCTCAAAATAGCTACCATAGTAAGTAGACTGCTTAATTTTAGCAATTACGTCCGAGATTATTTGTAAAGTATCAGAGAGTACATCTCTTTCGTTAGATAAGTCCTTTAAAACTATGTCTATTGCAGTCAATTGTAAGTTAAGGCTAAATACCTTAGTTGAAAAGTTTGATGGTCTTACATCGCCCCAAAGCAAAGGGTAAGATAATGGCGCACTCGCACCCAAATCTGCGACATCGCAAAAAGTAAAGTTACCATTTAAGAATTGATTACTTGTTGCTATCTCTTGTAGTAAGTTGACTACTTTGTTTAGGCTGGTTTGCATTTAAATAGATTCTTAATTTTTCTAAATTTGATTTGTTTTTGCTTCCTTTTTTTCTCATAGTGTTATGTTCGTCTTCTAAAGTTTCCTTGATATTTAATGTGTGGCGGTACCAAATCCCAATCAATGTCAGGTCCAAGATACATTCCATTTTGGTAGTTATTATCGTTCGGATAAATAGTATCTATGTTTGCGTTCGGTTGAGTCAAATATAACGGATAAGTACTTGTATTTGCGAGTAAAAAGTTAGTCAATCTTTCAGCGTACCACTCAGCTCTGTTCTTTGTGTAATCTAACAAGTACCTTAAGTCTTCCATATTAGCTTGATTAGAGAATTCAGAATTCTTAGTAGCTATATTTTTGTTTTGAAACTTAAAACTTAAAGGCAAAATAGACTCATAGACGCAATATTTTACGAGAGTTGGTGTAATGTAAGTGTCTAACAAAGTTACATTTGCTGCGCTTACCGTATTGCTTGAAACTTGTGTAACCAATTGATTGTATAACGCAGTTCCAAGAATCGGTAGTAGATAAATATTTTGTGCCTCTTTTATTGTTGGCACTAATAATTTTGGGTCTACATTCTCCGAAATTATAGACTCTTGTTTAAGGGTCTCTTCTGATATGAATAGTATTGTTGCCATTATTTTTTCTTAACTAAAATTGATGCCCATTGATGTCTGCAATATGGTAAGTGTATGTCTGTACCTGGCTTTGTATACCAGCCGCCTCGTTTGGTCCAAACATTGCGTCCTACTCGCTGTGAAATCTTACTAATTTCGTCTCGTGTATATAGCTTATTCAAGTTCAATAAAGCCTTACAGAAAGCTCTGTTCTTGCTGTCTTTTGGTCCTTGATATTTGTATCTAACTTCGTACTTTTTTAACTCGTCTGCTATCTTTCCTATCGCTGATTGAGTAGGCAGTATATTAATAACGTTCCAAGCACCTTCAGTAAGAGTTAAAACTTTCTTATCCTTCAAAGACTTAATTAACTCGTCTAATTTACCCTCACTTACTTCTAAATTAACAGCTAAATCTTTCTTACTTATTAAAGGGTCTTTTTTTACTTGGCTTATTAATCTTCTCTCCTCTTCAGTTAGTGACTCAATAGCGAAAGACATTTCTGTTAAGTCCTGCTCACTAAATTCTAAGTGTGACTCAAAAGAGTAGTGGTCTTCAAATATTTCTAATTTTCTGCTTTCTATCTCAAAATATTCGTCTGCGTCTACTCCATACTCTGCGAAAACTTCAATTTCGCTATCTTCTGAAAACGACTGCGGAGTTATTGGCGTTGGTTGTTCTAATTTAGGCAAACCAGCCATCTCTCTCAACTCGTCTTTTGTCGCAATTTGAATCAAAGTTTGTTCGGTAAATTCAGGACTGAAAGGCTCTAAAGGTTGTACCTCGTACGGCTGATTGATTCCGTTTAATCCGATTATATAATTAAATAACTCTTCAAAATGGTTCTGATCAGGCTTAATTTCGTTTTGTTCAAACAATTTAAACGCATCTACCATCTCATTTCTTCCTCCGAGTTGACCTTCTACTCTGATTCCCATAAAAATAGGCGAAGTAACTCTGTGAGCTACAAAAATCTCTTGCTGTATAGTATCGTTTAGTATGTCAAATTGCTTATCTAATTCCGATGGTTGAAGACTAATTACATTTGGAGCTTTATCTGAACCATCTGAGAAATTAATTATCCATCTACCAGCGTTATCTGTGCTGCCGTGTTTGTTGTTTATCCTTCTAACTAACGCTCTTTGCTCTTCGTCAGTCGGAATGCCGTTATTGAAATTTAAAATACCACCAAAGAAGAAATT